GCATGGGCTAGCGTCCTTTGCTCATCGACTTGGGCGCGGCCGGCGCCTTGCCGCCGTGCTTGCGCGCTTCCGAGAGGCTGATCGCGATCGCCTGCTTGCGCGAGGTGACCTTCGGGCCGCCCTTGCCCGAGTGCAGGTCGCCCGACTTGAATTCCTTCATGCCCTGCTCGACGGTGGAGAACGGCATGGCGGCTATCGCTTCCCAGCAATCTTGCGCATGTGGCGGGCCTTGCTCGCCGCGTGCTTCTTGATGGCGCCGTGCAGGCCGGGCTTCGACTTGATCGCCTCGGCCTGCTCCATGGTCCGCAGGCCATCCTCGACGTCGTACTTGTCGTGGCCGTGGAGTTGCGGCGGCTTGTGCGACGACGCCAGACCGACGGGTGAGCCGCCCATGGCCGTTACCGCTTCCCCGACATGTGGCCGGCGCCCATCGGGTGGTGGCCCGAGGCTTTGTGGGCCGCGTGCTTGCCCGACTTCCCGCCGCGCTTGCCGCCCTTGTCGAGGTTGATCGCGGGCGCCTTGATTTCATTCCCCTTGGAGGAGGCGCCCGGAATCGTGTGCAGCTCTTTCCCGTAGGTGGGTGCGGCCATTGCTAGCGTCCCTTCGCCATGGGCTTGGCGCCCTTGAGAGCGTGGCCAGAGGCGGCGGCCGACGCCATCTTCTTGGCGCCGTACTTCTTGCGACCCACGGCAGCGGCCACCGCGCCGGGGTTGCGCGCGCCGGATTTCGCGGCGGATGCCTCGACGGCCTTGAAGCCTTCGTACGCCATGGCGGAGGATTGTGCGTTGAATGGGAAAAGGCTGTCAACGAAGCGGCCGCAAGCACTATACTGAGCGCCCTGATGGCACACCCACTTCAGTTGGATGGGCAACGCTTCGGACGACTCCTGGTGCTCCACCGCGTCGCGAATGATCGGTTCGGGAAATCCCTCTGGCGGTGTCGCTGTGACTGCGGACAGGAGACGACGACCGGGGGCAGTCGCCTGATGAAAAACGAGACGCGAAGTTGCGGGTGTCTCCACGTCGAAACCGCTCGCACGAACCACGTTACACACGGCGCGGCGGGGCGGTTCATGAACGGCGGTCGGCAAGATCCGGTCTATCGCGTCTGGTGCGCCGCCAAGGGACGCTGCCACAATCCCACCGACCCGAGCTACATCCACTACGGCCAGCGCGGCATCAGGATGTGCAAACGGTGGCGAGACGCCTTCAGCGCCTTCCGCGACGACATGGGGCCACGCCCAGACGGCGCCACGCTGGAACGGGAGAACAACGACGGCCCGTACAGCCCCGATAACTGTCGATGGGCCACGACTGCCGAACAGGCCCGTAACCGACGCAACAACATCCACATCGAGTGGAAAGGCGAGACGCGCTGCCTCTTCGACTGGGCCCGCGAACTCCAGATGAAGCCGATGACGCTGTACTACCGGCTCCAGACGAAGGGGTGGACGGTGTACCGGGCGTTCACGACGCCGGTACGCCCGCGTCGTTAAGTCCCCGGCCCCGGCCGCGAATTCGGCCCCTTGGAATGATCGCTCTCGGTCACCGTGGTACGGCCGTCAGACTTTTCCTCAACCTTTGGTGGCGCTTGGGCTGACGCCGGCCGCCCTGCCGCGCTCTGTGTCATCCCTATCCCCAGCATCCCCTGACATTGCAACCGTTCCACAATCGTCACCGGCTCGCGGATCTCGAGAATCTGGCCGGTCGCCGGGTCGATGGTGTACTGCTGCGAGAGTTGCGCGGCGAGGGCCGGGTCCTGCTGCGCCTGCAGCATCACCTGCTGGACGATCTGCGGGTCGAGCGGCTTCAGCGGCGGGAGCGGGATTTTCGGCGGCGCCCCGGCGTTCGGGATTTCGAGGGCCTCCCAGAGCGACCACACATCCATCATGCCCATGCGGGAGAGCTGGAGCTTCATCAGCTTCCCCTCCATGGCGTTGAGCGAGAGGATGGAATTGGGCGCGAGCACGAAGACGATCTTCTTGTGGACGCCCTGCGCCCGCTGGTCACGCGTGAGCTGCGCGTCGATGAGCGGCGAGTACCCCGGCGTGCCGGGCGTGAGCGCCGGGACGAGCACCTCGGGGTCGAAGTCGAAGTCCTGGAGGAGCGTGCCGGCGTCGCCGAGGATCGTCACGCGGCGCGCGGACGACTCGTACTGGAAGCGCAGGACTTTGGACTGCTCGCCCACGTCGCGCAGGAAGGCTTCGACTTGCCGGCCTTCTTGACGCAGCTCGGGCGTGAGGGCTTGGAGCGCCTTGTCGATCGTGTCGGCGGCCGGGAGCTGCCGGAGCGCGAGGATCTCCTGGAGGTTCGGCGTGCCCGAGAGCGAGTCGAATCGCTGGAGGAGGAACTGGATAATCTCCAGCGAGAGCTGCATCACCTGCGGCGGCGGCCCTTCGAGCGGCTTGAACCCTTCCTTCGATCCGGTTGGGTTGAGCTTCACCTTCCCGCCGGGCCGGCGCGCGTCGTAGAGACGCATGAAGGATTCGGAGACCGCGCCCCGGTCGTACACGACGGCTGGGTCCATCCACTTGCGAATGCCGAGCAGCACGTCCTGGATGGATTGGTTGATCCCGTCCTGCATCGGGATGAGGTCGTTGAGGAGCCCCTGCCCGAGGAAATGCCACGGCAGGTCCCACATCTTGAGGCGGCTGACCGGGTACTGGCCGTGCCAGTAGGGGGAGGGGCCGTCGTAGAGGAGCTGCTCCGGGGTCGAGACGACCATGCGCTTGTACGGGTAGAGGTACCCGCCGGGCGGCACGATGTACGACCAGGACGCGCCGGGCGTGCCCATGGGAATCGCCTTGGTCGTGAGGTTCTGCGAGCGGTCGTTGAGATAGGTCCGGTAGAGGAGGATCTCGCCACTGCGCACGCGCGAGGCCATGGCCGGCGCGTTCAACCCGCTGAGCGTGTCGTTGGCGGGCGAGAGGAAGCGGCCGGAGATTTGGCGGAACCGGCCCATGAGGGTACTGAGCATCGAGTCGGTGGTGGGCCGGAAGGCCGCGGCGTACTGCGGGTAGAGCGACCGCAGGACGTTCACCGTGTGCGACTCGCGCAGGATGAGCCCTTCCCAGTTCTGGACCGAGCGGCCGTGTGGGGCCGGGCGGATGGGGAGGGTGTCGCGGAAGTCGCGCGCTTGGATCGCGATGTCGCCGCCGAGGGTGGTGTACGGGTTCCACTCGGTGACGAGGTCGCCCGTGCCGGCGGCTTCGGCGTACTTGATGACGTAGCCCAGCTCGATGTCGGCCATGGCGGTGACCCACCAGGCGACGGTCAGCTTGTTGAGATAGTCGGCCTGGAGCGTGAAGGCCGGGTCCATCGACTTGTAGGAGAAGAGGGGCTTGAGGTCGGTGAGGGCACTGACGTGCGCGTTCACGACGCGGCGCGATTCGTTGAGCGTCGTGCGGGGGAGATAGGCCGGCGGCTCGGCGGCGTTCTCGGCATTCACGCGCTGGTCGCCCGAGACGTACCGCATCCCGATTTCGGCGCGGTCGTAGAAGGGGTCCGAGCGGTTGATCCGGTCGCCCTCCATGACGGCTTCCTTGATCCAGCCGAGGACGCGCGGGTCGCCGGTGCCACTGACACTGTCGTGCGTGAGGGAGGGAAGGCCCATGCCTTCCAGACCCGAGGACGAGTAATCCGCCATGGGTCGAGACTATAGCGCGTCGAGGGGCGAGGGTGTCGACTCGGTGACGCCCGGGCCGAGGTCGCCGGTCGGCTCGCCGCCCACCGCGCGGACCTTGAGCTTGGGCGATTTGGTCGGCGCTTCGGACGGATCCGCCATGAGCGAGTGCACGTCGCGGTTCGAGCGGTCCTGGGAATAGTCGCGCCACGCCATTGGACGGCCCTCGCCGTTCCGGTACCGCTGCTCGGATTCGCGCTCGACCTTGCGGAGCTTGGCCAGTGAGTCGATATGCTCGGTGCGGTAGCCGCCGCGGCCGTCTTCGACCGAGGTGGAAAACTCGCCGAAGGGTTCGTAGGCGTCGACGGCGACACGGGGCGGGATGATGTCCATTTGGACCACCCACTCTTCGCTGGCGAGCCCCTCATTCGCCGGGACGCGTCGCGCGCAGGCGGCGCAGTACGGGCGGTGGAAGTCCTGCGTGACGCGGTAGCCGTGGCAGACGCGCGGCTCGGCGAGCGTGTAGAGCGGCGCGTAGTGATTGCGGAGCGTCGCCCCGCACATCGGGCAGACGTAATCGTGGGTCGGCACAGGTTACGCTCGCGCGGCCTTCGGGGCCTTGGCGGCGGGCTTCAACGCCGGCGGCGGCACACCGATCGCGGCATCCAACCGCGCGTCCTCGTCCGCCTGCGCCGCTTCCCGCACGAGCACCGGGAGGTCGCCCGTCGCCTTCCAGAAGAACTGGTCGTTGAAGGTGCGCAGGATCTCGCGGATGAGCCGCTCGACGGGCAGCCCTTGGCGAGCGGCGCGCGTCTCGAGTTCCACCAGCTGCGACGGCGTGAAGTCGAGGTCGACCCGGTGGAAGCGGATCCCGGCCAGTTGCGACACGCGGATGACGAGGTCGGCGACGCTGGTAAACGTCACCGCGCCGAGCTTCTTGGCGAGCTGTTCAAGCGTCGCCTGATCGAGCGTGAGATGGGGGCGGCCGAGCGTCGGGGCGGCGTGGACGAGCTGGTCGGCGATGACCGATTCGACCGGGAGGGCGTGGGCGTCGGCGTACTGGGAGTAGAGGTCGACCAGGTCGTCAGGGAGGGAGACGCGCATCACACACCTCGCGGGCTAGATAGTGAAGAACCCGTCATGGGCACTCACGTCCGTCGCGCGCAGATCATACAACGCCTCTTCGTCGGCCGCCTCGGTCGCGTCCGGGCCGGTCGGGAGCGAGGTCGCTTCCTCGGCCGTGCAGGCGGTATTGCGAAAGTCGGGCGTGCCGGCTTGGGTGGCTTCAGCCACCCGAGCGAGCACGCTCTTCTGCTCGCTCCGGCGACGGCGCCGATCTTCGAGCGGCTCTTGTTCGCCCGCGCGAAGCCGCCACGTGCAGTAGTAGGCGATCGCCGCCGCCATGATGCGGTCGTCATGGGCGCCCTTGGCGGCCTCGGCTTCCCAGAGCGCGCCTTGGGTCTGGAAGTCTTTGAGTTCCTCGTGCAGGTGCGGGCTGTGGGTGATGAGGTCCGGGAGGCCGGTGACCGCGTCGCGGGTCGTGAGCGCCGTGCGGAACTTGTCGAGGAGGATCGGCCGCGTGCGCGTGGTCGTCATCCAGCCGATTTTGGTCGAGAAGCGGGCTGACGGGTCGGCCGAGTCGTAGTACTCCCACCGGTAAAAGTGCGTGTACCCGAGGTGGAGCTGCAAGGTGTCCTGGGTCGACAGGCCGTGGTTATTGCACTCGATGGCGACGAGCGCCTCGTACCCGGACTCGTCGCGGTACCAGTCGCCGAGCGCGAGGAGAATCGACGCGAATTCCGCCGGCGCGATGGTGTCCGAGGCAAACTCGGCGACCTGCTCGTCCGGCTCGTCGATCGATCCCTGGCGGACGACTTGGGCGACTGAACGGTCGAGCCCGAGGCCGTCGCCGATGTCGGCGCCGATGACGTAGCGGTAGGTGCCGCGGCGTCGCGGGGGCTCATAGCACAACAACAGATCCAGACCGAGCGAGGTCGCCTCGGCGGTCTCGCGGAGTTCCTGGGCCGACGGGACGCGGAAGCCCATGCCGGCTGGGAGGAGGAGGGGCTCGCTCATGGCCGGGAGTCCGGGCGGGGCGCGCCTGAGCGCCCCTCCTCAGAGCGTTCCCACGCTCTGAGCGTCGCGATGTCTTTGGCCGGCTCAATCTTGAGGATCCGCGGCGCGGTCTCCTGCCGGCGGACGGCCTCGAGCGTGGCGGCGGTGAAGACCGAGCGGCCCGAGTACTGAAACATCTCGGCGGGCGTCGCCGGGTACTCCTCGTAAAACTTGTACAGGTCGCCCTTCTCGGTGTACATGTCGCGCGTCTGCTCGTACCAGGCCAGCTGCTCACGGGTGAGGCGGATGGTCTTGCCGAAGAGCCACTCGGGGGATTCGCGCTCGACCGCCACCGCGTGCGCCAGGGTCCCCGCGTCGGGCTGCCAGGTGAGCGACGTCGGCACGGCCCAGTACTTCTCGGGCTCGACGTACCACGGGATGAAGATGTTCCGGAACCGGGTTTTGCCGCGCGCGGTGGCCGTCCAGTGCGTATGCCACCAGTCGTGCCGGCCCTTGGCGGTGGATTCAAACCCGGCAAACGACCGCGGGCGACGAGGAATCGCTGGGATTAACCCATCGTCGATCTGGTCGGGCTTCTCCCAGGTGGAGAGTTCCGACAGGTGCACCCGGCCGAAGGTTTTGCCGCGGCCGATGTTGCCCTTGGCTTTGGCGTCGTCGGCCAGGCCACCGCGAGACGACTTGCCCCAGGCGGTCCGGACTTCCGTCCGGTTGGTCAGGGTCGACCAGAAGCGGCCGGTGTCGTAGGCCCCGAGGGTCGGGAGCAGCCACCACGGGAGTTCCTTGACGATGCCCTCGAAGAGGGAGAACAGGTACTTCGACTGGTCCTCGACGTCGGCGGCGACCAGACCCCGCAGGGCCGTTTGCGTCGTCGCGCCGTGCGCCATGATGACTTCGAGTTCGGTCGACAGGCCCAGCTGGCGCGCTTTGCCGACGTTCACGAGGACGCCGTTTTGACTGCCCGCGCGGAACTGGTCGATCTCCATGGCGGCGACGTGGTCGAGGAAGAGCTGCTGGCTCGCCCAGCGCGGATGGATGGGCGCGGCGTCCTGGGTTTCTTTGGTGATGACGGCCCAGGCGTCACTCCAGTACCGATAGTCGAGCTTGGCGAGGAGGAGTTCGTGCGTGATGAAGTCGCTCTCGGCTGAGGTGAGGGGGCGAGCCGCCGGCTCGCCCTTCTTCTTCGGGGCGGCTGAGGCGAGCTGGTCGCGCATCGTCCAGCGTTCGTCGAGCGAGCGGCGGACGAGGCGGCCGCCGGGCAGCGTCCCCTTCAGGGACGCACTGACCGCGCGTTCAGCGCGGTCGATGACCTCGGGGTGGAACACGAGGCCAGTCTACGCTTTTGGATGGGCGGCGAGCCACGCCTCGTCGGTGGCGATCGAGGACGCGCAGGCCGAGAGGTACGCCGCGATGACCTCGGCGTCGGTCGGCGGGGCGACGCCGGGATTGCGCGACGCGAAGGCCGCCTTGAGGAAGCCGATGAGGGCCGGCAGCTCCTGGATGGCGATCGTGACCAGTGGGGCGGCCGCGCCCATTAGCTGAGCCCCGCGATGAGGGTTTGGAGCAGCACGAGGTACGGCGCGATGACATGCTGCTGGGCCGGGGTGAGCGTCTTACTGAACTCGGTCACGGCAGTCGACACGGCGGCCTGCCAGCCCTGGTCGGTCGCCTGCAGCGTCTTCACCGTCGCCTCGTGGAACTGGACGACGAGGCGCGTGTCGTCGGTCGAGAGCACCGGCGGCGTCTGCGCATTGGCGAGGATGGCGGTGTCGCGCACGAGGTCGAGCGCCTTCACCACGCGCGTCTTGTTGAAGGCGGTCGCCCCGGCCGGCGAGAGGTTCGGGGGGGTCGTCGGGCAGGCCGCGAAGACGATCACGCTGAAGAGGATGAACGCCGCGAGTGGGGCGGCGACGAGCACCTCGGGGCGACGGCCGATGAGGGTATCGAGTCGGCGAAGCAGAAGACGCATAACTACTGCCCATCCTTCGGCATGAGGTGGAGCGACTGGGCGACCGCGGCCGTGGCCGACCCTTCGGTCGGGGCGCCGGCGACGAGCGCGACGACAAACGAGCCGATCATGCCAATCACCGCGCCGATGAACGGCGGATGCGTGGCTTCGACCCAGGTGGGGAGCGTCGAGACGAGGGCCGACAGGGCGGTGAAGAAGGCCCCGAGGGCCACCCAGTGCAAGGTGCGCATATGGGCCGAGAGTCTACCAGAGATGCGACTGAAGGGAAGCCCCCGGGGGGCCGCCCCACGGGTCCGCCTCGGGGTGAGGCGGCCCAGTCCCGTCGGCGACCCGCCCGAGGGAAGGCGAACCTAGCGCAACCGCGGAATCTGCGGGTCGTAGCCCCACAGACCGAGCGCGTGCGCCAGCATCACGAGCACGAGGACGGCGGCGAGCGCCCAGACTGACTTCTTGATGATCTCGGGGGTGCCGGGCG